CGCCATGATCCAGCATTAATTCAAGTAGTTGAAGAGATGGGTGACAAAGCCAATGGTGATCATGCTGAATTGAAAGTCGTGGAGATTCCAGATGATGTTAACTATATCGTTGAAGAATATGATGGCTTAGAACACATTGCTGAAGAACATAGGACTTGGGGTTAATTATGCGTAAAGAACTAGACGAAGCACTATGTGCAAAATATCCGCTGATCTTTAAAGATCGCAATGCAGATATGCGCACCACAGCAATGTGTTGGGGACTAGAATGTGGTGATGGTTGGTATAACATCATTGATGTTCTTTGTGGTCTATTGACTTCTGACTATCGTCAAGCGCAAAGTCGTTACGAATCTATCAAAGATTTAGTTGATCAACCACGCTGGGAAGGTAGTAAAGATATCATCACCCAAGAAAAGATTGACGAAGCCAAAGTTAGATTGGATGAAGAAGCTGTTAAGGTTCCAGTCGCTGTTCAAGTGAAAGAGAAGTTCGGTGGACTTAGATTCTATGTTCAAGCAGCAACAGATAAACATTATCATTATATGTCATTTGCTGAGAGTATGAGTTATCGCACATGCGAAGAATGTGGTGCTCCAGGAAAAACATATACTGATGGTTGGCATACTACTCTTTGTGATGTTCACGCAGCAATGGCTGGTCGTGAGTATGAGGAGAATGAATAATGTTTTATGGTAGAGAATCAATTAGCGATCGTATTCAATACATCCGTGAGTTGACGACTGGTGTAGTGATTGTCCCTGCTCCAACTTATATTCATGGAAAGAATTGGACTGATGAGTTACGTGAAAAAAATGGATACACGAAACTCGAAGATGATTCTTGGGCGACTGTGATTGACCATCAGGAATATTTGAACAAGCTGGAAAAAGATATACTTGAAGTCTATGCCAATTATCAAGAAACTCTCAGTCAGTTGAGTATGGTGAGACAACAAAAACGAGAGATGGAATTTGGTCTGCGTACTGCGCAGAAATCTTTAGATAAAGCACTAGCAATGAAAGGTGAAAGCGATGAGTAATTTAAAAGAAGGATCTGTGTGGGTAATGGTAGAAACAATTGGTCAATACCGTATGCGTTATATGGTTGAAGCACCAGCTTCCAATCCTGAATATGCTCTTGATGATGTTACTTGTGAAGATGCAAAAGAGTTTTCTCAATTGTGGCTTGGTGAAACCATAGTGAGCCATCGTGTTGTTTCAGAAGATGAAGCCATTGCTATATGTGATGTTGATAACGACTATTGTAAATCATGGGATTCTCAGCAGAAGATTGATACATTCTTTACTAAAGAGGGTGAAGGTAATGGTATGACTCAATATAGAAAAATTGATAGAGTAACTCTGTAATGTTTATATTCGATGTGGAAACACTCGGTGTCGAATCTAATGCTGTCGTTCTTTCGGCAGCATTGATTCATTTTGATCCAGAGAAACGTCCAACATACCAAGACCTTCTTGACAATGCATGCTTTGTAAAGTTTGATGTGAAGGAGCAACTTTCTGTTGGTCGAACTGCATCTAAGTCTACTTTGGGGTGGTGGAAAGATCAACACGAATATGTTCGTAAAGTTTCTCTGGATCCAAGTCGTGATGACATGACTGTGAATAATGCATTCCTTAAATTCTACAAATATATGGGAGAATACAAGGATCCATTTAAACAAACTATGTGGGCACGTGGTTCATTAGATCAACTTGTAATCGATTCTTTGGCAGTTAAATTTGAATGCGAAGAAATTACAGGGTATAATATGTGGAGAGATGTTCGAACTGCAGTTGATGTTTTGTATGGAACTACAAATGGATATGTAGATGTAGACCATCCTCTTTTTAAACGACATGAAGTTATAAAACATCATCCTGTGCACGATTGTGCTCTGGATGCAATGCAACTTATGTATGGGAAATTAAATGCTTGATTGTATGATTATCGGTGACAGTATTGCAGTTGGTGTTTCTCAGATAAGAACTGAGTGTGCATCAATTTCAAAAAGTGGTATCAACTCTAAAGTATGGAATGACAAACATCTGGATATGTTTAGTAGAGTTACTTCTCGTACACTTATTATTAGTCTTGGTGCAAACGATTATAAAGGAATCAAGACAGAAGAAAACATTCGTCTGTTAAGAAACCTTGCTGATGCTGACAGAGTTTTTTGGTTACTTCCTAGTCATAAACTAAAACCTGATCAAGTAGAAGCAGTAAAAAAGATTGCCACAGAGTTTGGTGATACAGTCATCCCTAGACCTGAGACTAACATAAGCCCAGATGGAGTTCATCCTACTTACAAGGGATATAAAACATTGGCAGAAAAAACTAAATAATGGAATTTTACACAACAGCCCATGCAGTGGGCGACAAGATCCTCGTTAGAGGATACGACAAAGGTAGACCGTATCAGCGTAAGGTAGATTTCTACCCTACGCTTTTTGTCACTTCTAATAAACCAACGAAGTTTAAAACACTTGATGATACCTATGTTGATCAAGTAAAACCAGGATCTATTCGTGAGACCAAAGACTTTGTTAAACGGTACGAAGATGTTGAGGGGTTTCCAGTATACGGCAACACAAACTATGCCTATCAATATATCAGTGACACTTATGGTGGTGATGTCAACTGGGATATTGAACAGATTAAAGTCTACACTATTGATATTGAAACCGCCACTGAATCTGGATTCCCAGATATCCGTACTGCCAATGAAGAGATTCTTCTGATCACTGTCAAAGATTTAATCAGCAAGAAGGTTATCACTTTCGGTCACTCTCCAACTGGAAAGATTTATAGTCACACTCGTGTCGATGTAACATATCAAGCATATACCAGCGAGTTGTCTTTGCTTAAAGATTTTATAATCTGGTGGCAACAAAACTACCCAGACATTATCACTGGCTGGAACACTGACTTCTTTGATAACGTATATCTCATTCGTCGTATCGCACGTGAACTTGGTGACACGTTTGCCAATAAAATCTCTCCATGGGGTATGGTGAATGAACGCAAGACATTCATCAAAGGTAACGAAGAACTTCACTATGACATTCTTGGTATCAGCCAGCTAGACTATCTGGAACTTTACAAGAAATATACCTACACTAAACAAGAATCCTACAAGCTAGACTATATTGCCGAACAGGAACTTGGTGATCGTAAGAAAGAGAATCCTGGAGTTGACTTCAAAGATTTCTACACGAACTACTGGCAAGAGTTTGTTGAGTATAACATTCACGACGTAGAGTTGGTTGACCGATTCGAAGACAAGATGCGTTTGATTGAACTGCATCTTACCATGGCATACAATGCCAAGATCAATCCAGAAGATGTTTACTCACAGGTACGTATGTGGGATACGATCATTTATAACCACCTGCGCCATAAGGGTATTGTTATTCCAGCCAAGACTTCTTCTGGTAAAGATGCTCAATTTGAAGGTGCGTATGTTAAAGATCCACTTATTGGTATGCACAAGTGGGTTGCGTCCTTTGACTTGAACAGTCTATATCCTCACTTGATTATGCAGTACAACATCAGTCCAGAAACATTGACAAGTGAAAAGCTATCTGTCACTGTTGATAAACTTCTCAACAAAGAAATTGATACTGATTATTGTAAGCGTCGTGACTTGGCACTGACTGCGAATGGTTGGACATATCGTAAAGACATCAAAGGGTTCATGCCTGAATTGATGGAGCAGATGTATATCAATCGTTCCAAGTTTAAGAAACAGATGTTGAAGATCGAACAGGAATACCAGAACGACAAGACAAAGGTTCATCTGTTGAAAGATATCTCTCGTTTAAATAACCTGCAGATGGCAATGAAGATTGCTCTGAACTCTGCTTATGGTGCGATGGGTAATCAGTACTTCAGATACTTTGACATTCGTATGGCTGAAGGTATTACAACTTCTGGTCAACTATCCATTCGTTGGATGGCGAATAAACTGAACGCATATCTAAACAGAGCACTCAAGACAGAAGGACAAGACTTCGTTGTGGCGATTGACACTGACTCAATCTACCTTACACTTGAGAAGCTGGTTGATAAAGTCTGTGGTGATAAGTCAACAGATGAGAAGATCAAGTATATGGATCGTGTTTGTGAAGAGATTCTACAACCATTCATTGATTCTGGTTATAGCGAACTCGCTGAGTACATGAATGCGTATTCTCAAAAGATGGTTATGAAGCGAGAGGTTCTAGCCGACAAAGCTATCTGGACTGCTAAGAAACGCTATGTGATTAACGTGCACAACTCTGAGGGTGTTCAGTATGCAAAACCCAAGATCAAAGTCATGGGTCTTGAGATGGTTAAGTCATCAACACCAGCAGTCATTCGTGATAAGTTGCGTGACAGTCTTAATGTTATTCTAAAAGGTGACCAAAAAGATCTTCATACATATGTTATGGACTTTAGAAAAGATTTTGATAAAATGTCAGCAGCAGAGATCGCATTTCCTCGTGGTGTTAATGGTATGAAAACATATGCTGGATCTCCGATCTATGTTAAGTCAACACCGATCCATGTTCGTGGTGCTTTACTTTATAACCACTACGTAAAGAAGATGGGACTTGATAAGAAGTACCAACCAATTCGTGATGGTGACAAGATCAAATTTGTCTATGTGCGCACACCGAATCCTTTACAGGAAGATGTTATTGCTTTCAGTCAACATATTCCGAAAGA